CTTCTTAATCTGTCAGAAATAACAGGTCCTTCATTTGCTAATGCCATTCCTATACTTGCAGGACTGTTAGGAAATATCTCATCTAACTTATCACCAACAAGTGAAAGACTTGCAGTTTCATCTCCAACACCCATTGTTTTACCAAATAAATTTTCCATTTCTTCTTTTGTAGAAAACTCACCTAAATCTAGTATAAAAATTTCACCAACGTCTGGTCTAAATGTATTAGGTCCACCTGCTGCTTGTGAACTTTGGTCCATAATTTGTAAACGGAATCCTGTAATTATATCGTCATTTACTTCATCAGTTATTGCGTCAATAACTAAATTAAGGTCACCTCTTCCTGCACCTTCTAAATCATAAGGACCGTAAACTAATAAACCATCTTTTCTAGGCAAAGTGTCCACGTAATCACTTATATCTTCTCCAATAAAATCTAATAAATTTCGACCGTCGAAATCTCTATTGTCAACTGTTTCCCTAGTAGCCCTTTCAACTAATTTATCTAAAGCTAAAATTATTTGTATATAATCTTGTTCGTCCATTATCCGCCGATCATACGGTCAAATTGATCTATAGAACTAAACAGATAACTTAGATCGTTACGTTCTTGAATACCTCTCTGTTGTGCTTGAAGTTCTGGTTCAAATTTTTGTTCTGCAAAAGTTGTTAGTTCCTCTCCTGGTGTTGAAGGTATCATAATTTCTTTTGGTGAACCTGGAAATAATCTTTCAGCTAAATCTAAATTCTTTTGATACTCTGCATTTGCAGTTTCGTAATCTTTATCTGCTTGTATGTAATAATCAGAAAATGCTATAAGTTCTGCGTCAGTAAGTTTACGTGTAACACCTGCTGCTTTTAATGCTGAATCTATTTGATTCTTTACAAACTCTGGAGATGGTGAAGAATATACTTTAGGTAACAATGGTGGTTTAGTAAAGTATCGTTCTTTTTCTGCACTTATTTGTGAATATACATCTGTCATGTTTAAGTTAGCGTCAGTCATAGCACTAGCCATAGCTACTGTTGTTTTATCTTGCCATGCACCTTGTTCTAAGAAAAATGATTCTACATCTAAATAACCTGCTTGCATAAGATCTACTTGTATTGCTTTTATTTCTTGTGGTGCTAATGAAATCCAAGATATTTTTTGTGAGTCATTAAGACCTGGACCTTGTCCAGATATGTGATCAAAATTACCATAAAACAATTCTTCAGGTACACTACCTGCATATACTTGTTCTGGTAACATTGCGTCTTTCATTTGTTGTGCTGAAGGATCGCCGTCTTTAAATGCGTCTGCTAAATCAGGTTGTTTATATATTGCATAGTCAGGAGTAATGCCACCAAAAATTTGATACTCTGGTGCTGCACTTGTTAGGCTATTATAATCTAACCACATGTCTAATTGTGCTTGTGCTTCTTCCTTATCATTTGACAAATCAATCATTTCTTTTGAAGGATCTTCTGCAATATCTTGTTCTATAAATTGCAACTCATCATAACTAACAGTTTGTATTTCACCTACAGATGAACCATCTGGTGTTTTTGTTCCAATAGCAATCGTAAATGTATCACCAGTATCTAATGCTGTGTTAAATTTACCATCACTGTTAAAAGATTCGGCACCTTCTAAATAATCTCCTGTTGGTTCCCAGTAACCACTTTCTTCATTAAATGTCATAACTGGTTTTGTTACAACAGTAGGTTTTGAAAAACCTGGATATTTTCTGTAAGATTTACCTTCTGCAGGATAAAATCCTTCAACCATATTCATTGGTGTATTGTTTCTAAACCAATCATCTAAGTCTTCTGATATATAAATTATTCCACCTTCACCACGTGGTGGACGTATAACAACGCCTAGTAATCCTGTATCTTCTACATATTCATCAAGTTTTGTATTTAAATAATCATAATATGCTTTCGCATTTTCAGAACCTTCTGGTCCTTTTATACCTGTAGCAACATCTAAACCTCTGTAATAATCTTTAACTAATTTTTCATCTGATTTCCATTCAGGATTTGTACTCTCCATTGCAGTGTTAATTATTGTAAGTGGTTTATTTACAGCCATTTGTCCACGTTGATTTGCAGGAACATTTTGTTCTTGCACAGGAAATGAAGCAGAAAAAGGAATATAATCAGATTCTATTTTTCCTTGTACTTGATCGTATAAAGCTATTTCGTTGTATATCTTAGCAATAAATAACTGATCGTTAGTTTCATTAACTAACGCTAACAAATCTTGTGTAATTTTATCATCAGGAGTAAATCCTTGTTGAGCTATTACGTTATCTATTAAAGATTGCCTTTGTTCTTTTGTCATTAAATTTCCTCTGTATCAGGTAACTGTGGTAAGTATACACCGTATTCTTTAAGTGTATCATAGTCATATTGCAAATCTTCTAAGAAATCTGTACGTTCCTGGAATAAAGGAAGAAGTACCCTTTCAGCTACTAATTGAAAATCTGCATTTTTATTTATTAATCTACCTATTGTGTCACGTAATTGTTGACGTTCTTTTAACATTGATCTTGATGTTCTCCAACCATCTCTTGATAATCCTGCATTTAAAGAACGTTTTTCTAATGTATTAATCATTCCAAACACAATACGCAAATCTCTACCAACATTTGATTGTGATAATTTTCTATTATTTTTCCAATCTTTAAGTTCTTCGTATTGCATTTCTAATGTAGCTGTTTGTGGTAATCCAGGTATTGTAGAATCAAAACCAGGATACTTATTACGTGCAACATCTCTATAAAATGTCATTTCACGTTCACGCATTAAGTTTTGATAAGGATCGTTAATGTCGTATGTTTGTAATGTAGATACTCTTTTTTCCTCCATAAAAAATTGACCTAGTCTTTGATTACGTTTAGCTAACCACTCTTCTGGTTTCAATGGTTCACGTTGTTCACTAGCTATTGTTCTTACGTATGCTTCATAATCAAATGGACCACCGCCGCCTTGTGGTATTGCATACTGTGCAGTTATAGAGTATTGCTCAAATAACTCTGGATTATCTTGTTGAAACTGTACACCACGTTCATCTACAGGTCTAGGTTCTATAACAACTGTTTTAGGTGTTGCAATGTCTATAGGATTAAAACCAAACTCATCTATAAAATATTTAGTTGCATAATAATTGTCACCAGGAGTATATAAAAATTTACCAGTTTCTGGATCTTTAGGTGGTGTTTCTAATAACTCTCTATACCTATCTGCAAGTATTTGTACAGAATAAACATGTCCACCATTCTTATCATTACCTACATCAAAACGTGGATTAAGTCCTACTGGACCAACAAACTGTGAAGCTGCTTTTATAAATGCTAGATTTTTAGCAATACTTCTAGCTTCTTTCATTAATTCTTCTTGTTGTACTTTTGTACGATCATCACTACCGTTAGCTTTTAATATTCTATAAACATCAATAGTTGTGTTAGAAGCAATACGTGTCAGTTCGTTTTGACCTACATCTTCGTTATATGCGTATAAACCTTGTACTGTATTTCTTAACCATGCAGGAACACCTGCTGCAGCAATTAAGTCACTGGCAGATCTTACATCTGGTAAGCCATAAGGAAACATAATCTTTTTAACTTCATCAAAATTAGGACTTGCATTTATAAAAAAGCTAGCAGGTATAGCAACTGCAGGACCAATGCCTGGTACTACTTCTAATGCTAAGTTAAGTGATCCTGCATAACCAGGCAATCTTACACCTACATCTCTGTCTTCACCAAACAATGCGTCAGATACTAAGTCATCAATCATAGGATAATAAAATACTTCTTCTCCAGTTACTTCATCTTCACCTAAAAATCCTTCCCCTTCTACAGGACTAAATGGATTATTAGAACGTGCAGCATTAACAGTTACTTGACCTCTACGTAATATCTCTGGATTTTCTTTTAAAAGTTTTGACCATGTAGTCATAATTTCTATATATGCTTCACCAAATGGAAATATACCACGTAAGTTATATGCAAGTTTTTTACGTTTAGTTAAGTCATACAACAAATCTTGCACTTCAGTCAATGCACGTGCTTTTGCTATTCTATCAATTAAATCAACGTCACCAGATTTATCTGTAAAACCAAGTAAATCTGCTTTTTCTTTCATGTTGTTATTAAACACATCTTGTACATCATCTATCTCTGATTCAAGATTAAATATATCTTCTTGTAAATCATCAACACGTTGTTTTATATTTGCAGGTACAATATCATCTTCGTATGTAACTCCTGATCCATAAGTTCCTGTAATATCAAGTTCAAGTTTCATAAGTTCATCTTGTTTATCAGTTACTTTATCTTGTATTCTTTTTTTCTTTTTATTTAATGCAACAGACAACTGTTCAAATTCTTCATCTAAATCTTCATAGTTAACACCTAAACTTTTATCTTTTGCATTTAATTCATCTACTTTACGAATAAACATATCAATATTTATTTCTGTATCTGCTTTACGTAATTTTTCTGCAGGCAAACCTATATCAGCTTTAATTGTAGCTAACATATTTTCACCAGGTAAGTTAGCATTTAATGCACCTGCAACCTTAAACTCTTTACCATTTACAGTATATGTTCCACCTTCTAACATTACTTGTCTCATCTTGCCTGACATATATGGAAGCATATCAAATATTGTTCTCCAGTATGCTTGTCTAAATACAGGTGAACGTGAAGCATTATCTGTTCTTTGTCCCATTAATGCGTCAAATGCTTTGTTTGTATAAAATTCTAATTTACCTACATTATCTATGTAATCAGTTTTACCTACAGCAACAACGTTAGGCAAATCATCAATGTATTCATCAGACAACAATGTCTTTTTTACAGATTTATATAGTTTTTGATCGCCGTTTTTTATGCTGTCAAAGAAATCATCTAATGTTTCATCAACATACTTTTTACCATCTAGCCTATTTAATCTATTACGAAGTAACATTTCTAATATATTATTATTAGCTATTTTTTCTACAGATAAAGGAAATGGGGATTTGCTAAAATCTAAATCATCAATATTTATTTTTCTTGATAGATCATCTAATACATCTAATTCTTGTGTAAATGAACCACCTGCTAACTGATTTACACGTGCAGTAATAGATTCTGCGTAAGCATACCTACCACCTGCTGTACTCATTCTTGCTCTATAAGAATCTCCACCTTTACTATATGCTTCTATAATTTCTTTTGCACGTGGTGTTTCTCCTTCAATAAATTCTTTTAATCTTAGGTCTCTTTGTTTTTTATTTAATGCGCCTCTATATAAAAAGTTAAACAATCTGTCATAATGTAAATGTGCAACTTCACGTACAATACCGTCATCAAAATATTTGCCTATGAGTCTAGGTTGTGTTTCCTGGTTACGTAATGCGTCTTCTTTTGATACAACGTCCATAGGGTGAACACCAGGTTTTTTACGTCTTCTACCTGCTTTGTATGCACCACCAAACAAATAATCAAAGTTGTTTGATCCATACCTACGTGAACTAGCTTGTTGCCACTCTAACGCTTCGTCTAATGGATTACCTAATAAATCTGCAAACTGTACATTTTTACTTGTCCATCTTGCTGCTTCAGTTTTATTAGGTTTTTTAAGTAGTCCTAATGACAATACAGATAATGGTCTTGAAAATATATTGTCATAACCACGTGTATACATACGTATCTGCTCTTCACCTACAACACGAAGTAACCATGCACCACGTAACAAAACAAATGGTTTCCAAAAATCTGAATAATAACTGTCTATAATTTTAGACATTGTTCCTTGACGTATATTGGCAGGTAATTTACTAAACATATCTATTCCTGCTTCTGACGCTTTTGATCTAATTAAAGACATAGAGTTCATAGCTTTAGCTAATTGTCCTGGATCTGGTAAAGGTATAGTTCTATTAATAAATTCTGTTAACAAATGTGGATCTGGATTAACAAATGTTTTATTATCAATAACTGTTTGAGTTAATTTTGAACCAGGATTAGCAACATTGTTACCTGTAACAGCGTCAATAAAATACGCACGTAGTTCTGGAAGGTAATCTTCAAATATTCTACTAAATGTGTATGCGTCTTCTGCGTTAACACCATAGCTTTGTACTAAATCATCTGTAGCAAATGTAACCATATCTTTTACAACGTTAAATAATCCTGTTTGATCGCCATCTTGAAGTCTTACAGCTCTGTTTATAATCTGATCTTTAGCTACAGAATCAACAGTAGTTTGATCTAACCAACCTTTTATATTTGTTACTGCGTCATCTAGTTGATTACTGTCAACATACCTATATGGAAACTCACCTGCGTATGTAGCTAATATTCTTGCTGACCTATTTGGACTATCCATAAGTTTTGTTTTAATAACTTTTTTAGCACCAAATAATTTACCTGTACCTTCTGGTACACCACCTAATAATTCTTCTGTTTTACCACCTAAGAATCTACTTATTGAACCTACTGTTGGTGCTTCACCTATACCAAATGGACCAAAAGGATCTTCTAAAAATTCTGTTAATAAATTCTGCATTGCAGTTTGTTTTTCTGCTGCAGTTTTTGTAAAGTCTTGTGATATATCCATAAAAGCTGCAATAGCTTCTCTATCAGTAATACCTGTAAGTTCTATAAATTTGTTAGGACTATCTAACTCTGAAAGAAAATTTATTAATTTTTTACCACCTGGATCTTTATTTAAATAATCTGATACTGATCTACCAGATATAAACGGAAGTCCCCAACCTTTATTAACTGCACCTATGTATTCTTTTTGTGCTTTAGTTAATTTATCAGGTTCTATTTTTTTTAATTCTTTTACTAAATAATCTGGTACTTTTAATGCTTTTCTACTTTTAGAAAAAGCACCTAATCCTAAAGTTAAATAATTTGCAGGATCTAAAAACAATGCTTTACCTGCGTCTAACACACCAGATACAACATTAAAAGTTCTAGTGTTAGGTTCTACTACTTGTAATGCTATTGATCTTCCTAGTGATATAGGCGCTGTCCCATATTGAGTTGTCATCATAAAATTATCATTATTTACTTGCGCTTGTCTATCTATAGATGTAATTGGTGTACCAAGATAATTTTGTATAATTGATTGCGCTCTGCCTTCATCAAAACCAGAACGAATCATGTATTGATATTCGTCATAAAATTTTGATTGTGGATTAGCAGGATCAAATACATCTGACTGTGGTAAAAATCCTTTACCTATATTTAATTTTTTTCCTTTTCTTAATTCACTTATTGCTTGTTTAACAGTAGATTTTCCTGATTGTCTATATGCTTCTCCAAAAGTTAATGATTCAGCTTTGTTACCAAAAGTAGCAGCAATAAAAGAGTTTATAGGTCTGTCTATTGTAGTCCTATATAAATCTTCTAATCCTAAAAATCCTAAACGAACACCTGCTTGTATTGGTTCAAACACTTTATCTAATAATGTTTCACTATTAGATTGTGCAATAGTTCTTGATATATCTTGTAATACTTGTGATTCAGGTTTTACTTGTAAAGTAGTTAGTGATGTAATTACATCAGGAGAAAAATTTGGATATGCTTGTGATATTGCAGAAGCACGCATTGCGTCTTCTTTTGTTATAGATTGTTTAGCACGTTTATACGTTGCTTGTCTTTTAATTATTTCTTGATATAGTTCTTGCTCTTGTGCAGGATTGTCTCTATGAAATTCTGCCATTAGATATTACGCTGCGATCTACCTATCTGTTTATCAGAAGCAAACTTTAGTAAGCCTAAAAGTTCTGCAGTAGGATTAACTTCTGCCATTGCACGTATTAACATAACATCATCAGGTTCTAAATATTGATCTTCCATTGGTGGACGTGAATAAGCATTTAGATCATCTTCTCCTGGTGCAAATACATCTCCAATACCTGGTGGAACTCCACCTAATTGTTGAGGTGCTTGTTGTGGTGCAAGTTCAGTTTGTGGTTGTTCTACGTTTCCTTGTCTTACTTGGTCAACAAGTGCAGTTTCTTCTCCTGCTGATTCATTAACCATACCTCTTACATCTTCTATTGTTGGTGCGGCGCCGTCAGTTCTTCTTGATAATTTACCTGGACCACTTACTGCAGCAGGTCTTTTAACTCCGCCTCTTCTTCCACGTTCCCTACTACTGCCATTCGCCATTAAAGTCTCCCTGTTGTCCAAATAATATTATAATTCCGTTTGGTATATACTGAACAAACATTCCTTGTGGCATATTAAATATTGATGGTTCTTCATTATATATCTCGTCTTCGTAATCAGCTAATTGGTCTTCTGTTCTTTGCCACACATCTATTAAACAATTTTCTACAATATCACTAAATCTAAAATTTGTAAATTCACGATCGTTAAATGGATTAGGCACCTTGCATACCTCCCATTAATAATGATCTTATATCTGGTGCAGGACCTTGTGGTACTGGTTGTCCACCGCCCATCATTTGTTCTAATAGCGCAGCTTCTCCTTCTGGTACTTCTGGATCTTCTGCTGTGTAAAATTTATCTAATATACTTTGCATACTATTTGGATCTTTATAAATCTGTACTAACGCCATAGTTGCTTTTGGATCTCCTTGACTTGCTTGTACTTTTAATGTTTCAAACAAAGTACGTTCTGCTTCGTCTTTAAGTATTCTATCATTAATCTTTTGTATATTGTCAAGACCGTCCATATTCTCTTGCAATGTTTCTTTATCAATAATACCTGCTTGTAATAATTGTAATCCAGAAACTATTTTTGTTGGTTCATCAAAACCTGCCATAACACCATACACACGTCTTGTTTTGTACATACCTTGTATGTCTGTGCTTGGTGTGTATTGTTCAGCATAAGCAGTTCCTTTTAAGTAACCTGCTAATGGTTTTTTTGTATTACCATTAAGTACTTCGTCCATTTCTAAACGTTTATAATCAAGTTGTTCTATTGCTGTTTTTAATGATAATTGATATTCTTTTACGTTTAAATCTACAGATGATAATAACTCTTGCAATCCTCTACCTGTAACAAAAGAGTTAGGAGATATTGCGTCATCACTTACTGGATAACTAGAGCCAACACGTAGTTGTCGTTCTATTCTGTCTATCTGTTGAAACAACTGATAAGGTACGTTGTTTGGTGGTTTAGCTACTTGTGAACCAGGTGTTAAATAATTAACTGCAAATCTACCACGTTTGTAATTTCCACTTTCTAATTCACCAACAATGTTTGTCTCTGTAAATACACTGTCTTCCATAGCTATAATTGACAAAACATTTATTTTTGCCATAGCCGCCATAAGTCCTAATACGTGATCGTATTGACCGCTTAATCTATCAAAGCTAAATCTTTTAGATATAACAAATCGTGGTCCTGACTTTAATGGATTAGGTGTAAAATCTAATATTTGTTGAGTGTCTGGTAAAAATACGTATGTACCTTCTTCATCATAAAACTCTACAAGTTCTGTACCATCAGCAGTGTGATTATCCCAACCTCTTTGAAATCCGTCATGGTATTTAAATTGACTATAACCTGATGGGAACTGACTTGATTCGTCAACCATAATTTGTGCTTGTGGGTACATACTTTTTATTACTGCGTTAGGTACAAGTCTTATAAGCGCTAATTCTTTTGGATCTTGATCTGGTCCATAATATCCTGGATAACAATCGTATGGATCACGTAATTCTGCGTGAGGGTACATAATACCTTCTGGTGACATCTTCTGTCTAATAATCCATACACAAAAACCATATCCAGGCAACCATCTTGCAGCTTGTGGTAACTGCATATCCATTTTTGAATCTTTATCTAAACTGGTTATTATACGTTCTAATTTTTCTGATTTGTTTTTAGCACGTTCACTATCTGCATAAGCGTCTACCTTTATGTCTGGCATACGTCCTAATTTCTGTGCTAAGTGTTCTAATCCAGAATTTATAAGATTAGGTATTGGTAAATCTATATCGTAGTTTTTTGCACTTTCACCTAACAATGCGGCAATACCATTACTGCCACCGTTCATTATAGAACGTACTCTATCACGATATTCATAGTGTCCACTATGTTCGTGCATGCCTTTTAGGTCATCTGTTTTAATTAATAATTCGTCTGCGGTATACACCATTACCAAAAAACCTCGTTGTATTCACTTTGTTTGTAATAACTATAAGAAGGAGTATAGTCGCTCTCTGCTTCAGCTAACATCATTTTTACATTAGTACGTATACGTTTCATAGGAAACCAACTAGCCATAACTAAGTCAGTTTTAGTTTTAACATTACGTGAATTACTAGCACCTGCTTGTGAAAAATAAATTAACTGTTGTCTAAATACATTAACTAATCTCTGTGTTTTAGAATCTGCATACGGTATATTTATTTTTTCTTGTTCGTACATGCCTACCATAGCTGTTACGCCAAATATAGGATCCCATTTATTTTTGTATGTTTGATGTCCTTCTATACGTACACCGTGATTTGCTGCCCACATCTTAATATCTCTGTCTTGACCAATAGCACGTTGAAAACCATTTTCTTCTATAATCCAATGACTTAACCAATACTTCTCATACCATTCTTTCATTAAATTATGCGCTTTAATAATACCGCCACCTTGATCATTTTTCATATCTACTAACCATACTTGTTGTGTTTTTGCGTTATATGCCCAAAGCACTGCTGCCTGGTATCCTGTACTAGCAGGATCGAGTCCTGCAATAAGACTTGTGTGTGGTGGTATGTCTCCTAGTTTCCTTGATTTATCTAAACACTTATCAATCATCTCTGCTGTAAATAACTCCATACCTTGTGGTATAGCTTTGTTTAGATAGACCATCTCAAATATATTTCTACCGCCTGTAGTCTCTGCTGCTGCTAATTGTTCCATTAACCATTTATGTGTACGTTTTGTTGCCCATAACATGTGTTTAGTATGATCTATAGTTTCATCTTCTAATGGTACTTCTAAATCGTGCGCACGGTCTACAATAGTCTCCCATGCTTTGTTTTCTAAAAGATGATGATAAAGATCGTCTGGGTGCTGTCTTGATCCAATTACAACCATTCCTGTATGTTCTTCTTTACGTGACTGTAATGTTGTTGTCCACCAGTTCCTGGTGTTTTCTCTAGCACTTGGTTGCACAGTACTTCCATGATCTTCGATATCGTCTGCGATAATAAGGTCTGCGTCTCTGGAAAGGATCTTACCTCCTTTTCCAATAGCGACAAGAGTTGGCGACTTAATACCAGAGACTGTTCTAGTTGCAACAGTAAACTGACTGGACGACCAACTTTTTCCTCCTCTATTAGAAGGTCTAAATCCGTCCCAATCTCCGTAATCTTGTATGAGTCCTTCATTATTCTCCAAGTGATCTAGCACCGCACCTACAGAGTTACGTGCAATATCTTCGTTACCACCGCACCACATAATACGTATGTTTGGATTTTTACAAATCATGTACACACAAAAGTGTGTTAAGAGATCTGTCTTACCATGTCTAGGTGGTGACATAATCATTAACCTCTTACCGTGTTTTATACTATCTAAGATAGCACCAATCCACTTCTTTTGAAAATCTGGTGTCTCATAATTCTTTCCTTGTTCTGTTAAAAAATATTCATCACGAAACTCAACAAAGGAGTCTACGTCCGCTTGCAACTCGAAGGGGTCCCCGCGCTTTTCTAGCTTCGCTTCTTTTTCTACATCTTCAAGATATGCTGCTACTGCACGTGATACTGTAGATGGACTACAGCTTAATATGTTTGCTACTTCCTTTTTTGTTTTATTACCTTGTAAAATGTCGTCAAAAAAATTTTTTTTCTTCATAATGGCGTAGTAATCTCCCCTACGCTTCTGTACATTCTCATCTACAGTCTTTTCTACCTGGATCTCCTTAGTAGGTTTATTTGCACGCCATGCACGTTGTCTTGTTCTTTTAGAACATCTATCACTACAGTATTTTTTACGACCTTCTGGTAATGGGACAACACAGTTGTCTGCTACACAGATGGTGATTTTTTCTTTATTTGACATATCTCTATGCTATAGTGTAGCATACTGGGATAAGCATTGTAGTGTTCCTGCCTATACAAACACTACAAGATAATGATCGTTACTAGGTTGGCATAGCAGGACCGCCTTACAAGTATTATTAATACTAAGTCGTGGGTTGAGCCACATTCCTCACATTTTATTTATTAGAGAGAGAGCGCATTTTTACTGTTACTACACTTAATAAACTGGTTTGGGTTGGGAGTGACACAGGGTTAGCTACGTCCACTACTCATACTCGACATTTATAGTACAATATGTAGTACCACTACATATAGTAGGTTTAGACTACACTATATATAGTATACTGTAGACAGGGGGTGATCTGGACAGGGTTATGTGCTTATCCAACTATTCATCTAACCAACGTAGGTTCGATTCCTACCACCTCCACAAATTGCCACATAAACATTGACGTATTCATATATATTTTCTCCGCCGCCAGATTGAAGTATGGGGGTTAGTGTTTGCTGTTGGTTTTGTGTGCGTGGTAGTGTTGTTCGTGTGCGGCTGCGTGTAGTCGTTTGCGTGCGTACGTGTGGCTCATGCGTTCGCCTAACTAATCACTGCTCCTTTTCTGAAAAACATGATCCCCGTGATTTATGGGATACCGACCTTAATCTTCGCGATCAACTCGTGTGACCTCTCCCACTTTGGTGCTATATACGTACGAATAATGGGATAGTCAAACCTTCGCCACCTTCGCCTTCGACTCCAATAAAAAAAAGAACCAGGCACAAAGTCCTGGCTCTCTCTCTCTACTCCTGGAGTAATTAATTGCCGATATGTTTATTAAAGCATTCCTGCGAACAGTGAATCTCAAACGTGTCTAAGTCATCAGCTCGTACCTCATAATAAAATGAATCATTACATTCATAACATATACCCCTAGAGATTATATTAGAATTAATCATTCGTTCCCCCTCTCTAATTCAAATAAACTTCCTCGAAGAATCCAGTTAGTTATTTCTTGCATGTCGCAATTAGTTTTGAATCGTACATCTTGCTTGACTAAATTATCTAATCCAGTTTCTTTTTGTGCGTGTTGCGTACAAAATACTCCTGGCTTGTCTGCGTCTAGTCCGTCAATATAATCTGAAATAATATCTTTAACTAAAAGATAATAAACAGATTCATTATAAGGCAAGCGTCCAGTTCCTAAAGAATTAACAATATCCCTTAGGTATAAGCCGTGCGCTAAATCTTTTATTGAAAAAGATTCTCTAGGCTTGGCGATTACTTTTTTTAATTGTGTCATTTTTTTTTCCTTCCAGTATTAATTTTAACTAAATGAATTTTAAATGCAATGAATTAAAAGAAAAGCGCCGTAAGGGGTACGGCGCTTTCTCTTCCTGGTTGTACGTATATTATGAATCGGGCTGTGATTCTCCAGGAAATCTGTTAGCAAGGTAACAGTAACTTTTGAAGATGTGATTATTATCTTCTTGTTCTAGATGTAAATTTAAATCATCATCTAGCCACAAATAATTATTTGCTTCTTCTCCGTAAGTTTCTATATAATGCTCTCTCTCTATATCGTAAGAGTAATTTAATACATTTTGGATATGTGGAAAGGCTTCCCTCCAGGCTTTGCGCATAGCGTACAAATCCGCAGCGTATCCTGATAGAATCCAAACGGCAGCAGCTACAACAATATAAATTATTAACTCCATACTACGTACTCCTCATTTATTTTTTTAATAAGTCTTTCATACTTTTTTCTTTGTTCTCCCTGTGCGGTTGCCTGGATATTATCATTTAATATTTTGATGGCTTTCCCCACGCCTAGAACTTGCTTAGCTGTTGATGTATCCGCGCCGATTCCTTCAGCGAAATTCATCAACAAATTATATACTTCGTTTCGTGTCATAATTATATTTTCCTCCATAAATATATCTTACTACCAACTTCGGTCTTTTCATAATCATTTAATAACCATTCTCTTACATCTGAGTAACTAATAAATGAATGTATTAATTCAGGTACATCTTGCAAATATAATTCATCAAAATGTTCATCTAAATATTCGTTTAGTTCGTGTGTGTAATCAAAAACTTGTACGTCATTAGAAAACTCTTTGAACATGCCGCTTGGCTCGTATTGAATGCCGCTTCCTTCTTGTTGAAACTCATCTTGCATTAGATAAATATCTTTGAAGGCTCTAATATAATCAAAATTAGGAACCAGTTTAAGCAGCTGCACGTATCCGAATAATTCTCTTGCGGTCATGTACTCACCGCCGCCGAAATCATTATCTTGAATCATTACCTCATCACCACCGCATAAAAATGGAGTTTTGGCTCTGTCGTGTATCTCCTTAATATCTAGCGCTCTCTCTATCTGTTCAAGCGTTGTATCTTTATTTAGTTGATACCAATGAAATGTAAGTCGCCCTTGATTATAACAAGCAAGGCAACCAGGACATATTTCTATAAAGTTCTGTCTCTCTCCTACTAACATAATTATCTTATCTCCTTCAATGTATTTTTTATTGTTTTAATTACATGCGCCTCAATCAAATCTGCCTGGCTGCTGCCTAGTTCAAAATATTCCCATTCATCTTTGAATAATATTTTGATGTTAGCAATTAGTATTTTTTCTATTGTCATAAGACCTCCTTCTAAATTAATATTAATAAAATTCCTGGAGTAATCAACTAATAAAAAAGAAACTCCAGGAAGGCGTTCCTGAAGTTTCTTTAAATCTACGGGATCAGGTTTAGATTTTTATAAACTATCTAATGATTCCAATATCTCTGTGATGTCTTCGTCTCTTATATAATTCCATAAAATATCTTTCGCTCTTTCGTTGTAAGTGCGTAAATCAATTTGATTTTTTAGTTCAGCGCTTAGTAGTTCAAGCACACGACTTTCGCCTTCGACTTGTACATCTTTGTATTTAAAAAATATCATATCAGTCCCACACGTCATCTTCGTAATACTTTACGACTTCGCAGCGCTCATCATCAAGCGCACCTTCGTTCCATA